CTGGGAGAACAATGTTGAAAAATCACAACCAATATTTGATTATTGTAGAAAGTATAATATTAGGTTGTTGTATGCAAGTTCTGCTGGTGCACATGGTTGGTGGCAAAATCCCTATGCAATAACAAAGAGAGTAAATGAAGTTCAAGCACCACCTAACAGTGTGGGTATGAGATTCTTTAATGTATGGGCAGAACAAGGAAGTAGAGAGGATATGCTTTATAGAATGCTACAGGACAACACAGCAGAATATCTTACAAGACATAAGAGAGATTGGATTCATGTCCATGATATTGCTAGAGCTATCTGTTATCTGATACCAGATAAGTTCAGAGGTGTATTAGATGTAGGAACAGGAAAGAACTATTCTGTTTTAGAGTTGGCAATGAGAATGGGTAAGAGTGATCTTCCTATCTTAGAGGACACACCAAATGAACCAGAATCTTTATGTGCTGACATCACCCAATTGACAAAACTGGGATGGTTTCCTACAATAGACATAATGGATTTGCTACATGGATAGAAACAAAGCAGCATATAAATTAAAGAACTTTGGTCCTGTATACTATCTCAATCTGGATGAACAACCAGAGAGAAAGATCTATATGGAAGCACAGTTTAAGTATTGGGAAATAGAAAACTATACAAGAATATCTGCATATGATGGTAGAGATGATGACCTTAGTGATATTCTAAAAGGCAGATATCCTGATCACATGTCCAGTGGTGAGGTTGGTTGTACAACTTCACATCTTAAAGCAATCAGACATTGGTTAGATACATCTGATAGTCCATATGCAGTTATGATGGAAGATGATTGTAGTTTAGATCTAGTAAGATATTGGAACTTTACTTGGAGTGATTTCTATGCCAAGATTCCTTATGATTGGGATGTAGTTCAGATTGCTGTGATATGTACAGGTGATGTGAATTTAAAAATTCATAAGAGATTTGTAAATGAGTTCTCAACTGCTTGCTATATTATCACTAGACATCATGCAGAGAAGATGATGAAGTTGCATTGGAGAGGAAAGGATAAGTATAGATTGGATAATGGTGTAAGACCAAGACCAGTGGCTGATGATTTACTTTATAATTCTGGTAACACATATACTATTCCACTTCTTTTATACAAACTAGATCTAGGTTCTTCTATACATCCAGAACATATAGATGCATTTCATAAAGGTAATTTTGATGCTCAGTTTGCATATTGGAGTCAGAATGGAGCACAAACTGAGATAGATGCTCTCATGGATTATGATCCTTATCTGGGTAGGGTAGTGGAATCCACACTCAATGAACCACAGAAAGCTTGACAATATGTTAAGGATCAGATATAGTTGTAACTGGCACATGTGACAGTTCACATAAATAACATTATACAAAGGACTCGAAAGATCGTAACCCTGTGTAGATGTCAAAAGTTTTCCATGTCGGGAAAGCTATCATCCGCAAGGGTTTTTCTTTTACCCATGCGAGACAATAACAAATAAAATGATTAAATCAACAATAGCTGCAGTAGCAGCAACTCCTCTTCTAGTATCTGGTGCAGCTTTTGCTGGTCCATATGTTAACTTAGAAGCAACTGGTTCATATCCTGATGGAGCATATACATCTGGTGGATTAGAAGCAGTAGTAGGATATGAGGGAACAACTCCTGGTGGAATTGGTTGGTATGTATCTGGTGGTCCTACAGTGACTCACACAGAATCTGCTGATGAGTTTGGTGATGTAGAATTCATTGGATACCTTGGTGGTTCTTATGATAAGTTCTATGGTGAAATCTCTGGTGTAACAGCTGAAGATGATGTTGACTGGTCTGCTAAAGCAGGTGTTAAGTTCACTTTCTAAATAACCTTGAGACCTTATCGTGCGGTCTCTGCAAAACGGAACAACCCAAGACTCTCTACATAGTGGAGAGTCTTTTTTATGCCATGAAAAAGGTATTGACACATCCAATCACCATCTTCAACCTTTTATTAGTAGGATCATTCATAATGATAGAGACAATGCATATAAATTTTCATTTACAATCCAATCCAGAATGTGTAGAAACTGTTACATAAATTTAATTTATAGTCCATATAAGGTTTAATTATTGATGTTTTGATATTCATATGTTAAGAAACTTGACAAAATTTAATATTTTATATATAATAATGTTACATAACTTAATAATTCAATGACTGTTACCACAGAATCAGGTGGAAGACAAAATGCTTTCCCAAATGAAACAAGACCTTACATTGATGATAGTGTTTCCTATGAAGGGTATCCTCAGAATGCAGAGAAAGTAAATGGTCGTTGGGCTATGATTGGTTTTGTTGCACTTCTAGGTGCATATGCTACAACAGGTCAAATCATTCCTGGTGTATTCTAATGACATCATCAAACAAGACACTTCCAAACTTTTGGAAAGAAGCAGAACAAATCAATGGCAGACTTGCTATGATGGGTTTCTTTGCACTCATAGTCAACTATGGTTTAACTGGATGGATTATTCCAGGTTTATTTTAAAAAATGAAAATTAATTCACAATTCACAATTCACAACAAAGAGGAAAAACTAATGACACCTGAAGCAGAAAGATTTAATGGTTGGGCAGCAATGCTTGGATTCGTAGCAGCAGTTGGTGCTTATGCTACAACAGGAAACATCATTCCAGGTATATTCTAATGACAAAGAAAACAGAAACAAGAACAATTGAAAAGGAAAAGTTTTTTGCAGAGAAGCTTAATGGCAGATTTGCAATGCTAGGCATCATAGCAGGTCTAGGTGCTTACCTAACAACAGGACAAATCATTCCAGGTTTTGTATAATGAACAACAAAGATATCTTTGAACAAGCAATAGGTAGACCAGCAATGTTCGCATTTGTTCTATTTGGTGGTATCTACTTAGCAACAGGTCAACTTATACCAGGTATTGTATAATGAGAAACCCTGTACCATTTTCAGTAGTGCCATACATTTTCATGGTGGCACTTGGCATGAGCACTGTAACCAGTGTCATGGTGTAAGTTTTTTTTTACCCATAAAACTTTACAAAACTAAATACTTATTCATATCCTTTTACAAAACCATCTAAATGAGTGATCTCTATCAAGTTGCAGAATCATTTCCAGTATGGAAAGCAATACTTTGGTGTTTCTATCCTATAGCTGCTATTGTACTGATTGAGTTATTTCTCAGATCAGTCAATGATAATGATGATGATGACTTTGGTGGTGGTAAGGGAATAAGAGTTGGAGATATGCAACCAGCATATGCTCCAACAGGTGCTTGACAGGGAGTAAAAATACCTATATATTATATACTAAGTATTTTTACCTAACATGTACCAAACACTTTTCATATCAGGGATTGCAGCATATCTCTTCTTTAATGATACTGTTCTGCAATACGTCTATAGTTAAAATTCATAGCTGAGGAGCACAAGCTTAAATGACTCAAATCATTTCACACTTCATAAATATTCCAGTAGAGCATCATGGTCTGCTGGAATTTGCTTTTTTTGTAGGAGTAGGTACAGCAGCTGGCATGGCAGGAGTTGTATGATCCTATTTTCCTTTATACTTTCATTATTTGCAAATCATCTACCAGTAATGTATGTGCAAGTCCCACAGTGGGCAGATGATTGGGCAGTATGTGCTGTAGATATACCTGATGCTAAGTGTCATTGGTATGTAATGGCACCTGATAATACTTTTGGAGAGGGATTCTCATGGGAAGATGCACCTTGGTTTGATGCCAATGGATTGAATGATGTATCACCAATGGAAGCAAAGACTGTTGTAGAGAGGTTACAAGAGCAAGAAAGTTAGGAAATCGCTATATATACATTAGATATATCAAACATCATGGCAGAAGAGAAGAAGAAGGAAGAAGTAAAAAAGGAAGAAAAGAAAGGTTTCTTTGGCAAGTTAAAAGAACATGCTGCTGATAAAGAGGAACAACTTGAAATCCTATCTACCTTTGTAAGACTTGGAATTTTGGTTTGGAGTGGTGCAATATTGACATTAGCATATGTTGAGTTACCACCTGCTCTCAAGATACCAAAACAGGATCTAGATCCAACTTTCATCGCTTCTGTATTCACAGGCGTACTCGCAACTTTTGGCGTACAAACATCCAAGAAGGGTGCACAAGGTGGTGGTGGATCAAGTGGTGGAGTATCAAAGTCAGATATGGAGAAGTTGATTGCAGCAGCATCACAGACTGCACCAGCACAAACTATTCGTATTGAACAAGCACCTGTTAAAATTACCCCTGATACAAAATGATTAAGTGGATTGGAGTTGGTTTAGGAACTATTCTAGGCATATCACATATTGGTATGATAGGTTATATTGCTACAGTTAATAAAGAACAAGGATTACCCAAACTAGACATACCAGTAACTCCTTATACATCATATGTTGTATCAGCAAATAAAGAAGGATATAAGATAAGTTATACTGCAAATGATCCTAAGACAATGCATATCACCACAAGTATAAAGGAGAAAGCAGGTTTCTTAGGATTAGCAAACAACACCAAAGAAGTTGTTGAAGAGTATGTCATGGATGGTCAGACTAACCAAGGTGGTCCAGTATCTAATCATAGATCTTGGTTAGATGGAAAATCTGGTTTAACTCAGGAAGAGGCAGCAAAGATAACTGAAATACGAAAAAGTGAAGCCTGTATTAAAGCAATTGGATCAGCAGAAGGTACAGGCAGAATTGTTGGGACTAGCATTGGTGCTAGTGCTGCTCCTAGTCTTTCCACTATCCCTTATGTTGGTTGGGTTGCTGCTGGTTGGGTAGCAATGTTTGGTGGCAATCAAGGTGCTGAGATAGGTGGTAACATGGCAGAGGATCTTAATAAGAATTGTTAAAGAGGGGTGTGGGAGTCCACACATTAATGCGTATTTTTACCTAGTATGTTATACTAAATAGTAATGTACTGGAGTTGAAACTATCATGTCCCATTACGTAGTTGGTTATCATGACCTACAAAACAATCATTACGAAATCTGTGAATATGCAGATGACGCATACAATGCAATAAAACAAGCAAAGGAGGATCTGCCTGATATGAAGGCAAGTCCTCTTTCTTGCGAATACTGTATCAAGGAAGATTAAATGAAAAATTTACCAGTTAGATCCACAACCATTCTGTTTGGAATGATTATCTTAGCAGTTACCTATTCACCCCTAATAGCTTATAGATGAAAAAATTTAATACATGGGTGCTAGACACCACTATCTACATCTTAGATTTCCTTTACAGAGGTAGAGACTTTCAAAGATTTTGGGTACTTGAGGTGATTGCCAGAGCACCATACTTTGCATTTATCAGTGTGTTACATTTTCGTGAATCTCTTGGTCTTAGAGGAGAAGATCATGTATACTTAATGAA